ATCTTCCAAACCTGGATCGCTATTTGTAAATCCACTTCGAGTAGTTTGTGTGGCTGAAACAATCGGAACATTATATTCTACTGCCAAGCCACGTAACTCTTCAGCGATGGACTTAATATATGTATAAGAGTTAATACTTCCACCCTGCTTCATACGCTGACTTGCGCAAATATTAAGATAGTCAATAAAGATAATATCTGGAAGAAACTCACGCTTCAACTTCAACTCCTCAAGTAACGCTCTGAAGTGACCAGCATGCGCACCTGCAGTTGGATATTCTTTGACGATTAACTTACCTTGCGTTTTGGTTGCGATCTTACCGATGCGATTATCAAAGATATCTTTATCAATGACTTTCAATTCGTCCATGGTAAGGTTCAACAAGTTCGCATCGATACGTTCAGCGATACGTTCTTCAGCCATTTCCATAGTAATGTAAAGCACGTTCTTACCTTGAGTCAATACTCCAGCTGCCACATGACACATAAACAAAGACTTACCAACACCAGTACCAGCCAAAACAATGTTAAGAGTTTTCTTGGACAAACCACCTTTAGTGATTTTGTTGAACATGTCTAGGTCGAATGGAACCTTCTCTTCAATCCTATGATAATATTCATAACGAGCATCACTATCTTCGATGTAATCATGACCAACATGGTTATCAAAAGAGATGGCAAGAGCATCAGAGAGAATAGAAGGAATTGAATCTTTGGTATGGACTTTATCCCCACCATCAATGATTTTAATTGAATGTAAAATCGCATTATAGACTGCCTTATCTTTACAAAACTTTTCAGTCTGTTCCATCATCCATGATTCATTAACCTCTTCATGCGTCATTGAATCTACATAACCATTAATCTCACCAAGTTCTTTATCATTAATGTCAGTTCGATTTCCTACCTCAATTGATAGAATTTCTTTAGTCAATGGTTTGTTATACTTCGTAAAGAAATCCAAAATAATTTTGGCAAGGATTGCTTCTTTTCTTTCTGAAAAGTAATCTGTCTTAATGAATGGGATTACTTTACGACAATACTGCTCATCATATACAAGATTACTCAGAATCTTCGTTTCTATTCTCATCAACACCGCCAGTATAAGTAATATTATTTTTTTGTAACTCTTCTGCCATTATAAATTGAAGAAGTTCGCCAATATAGAATTCAAATTCTTTGATGTCGTACTCCATATGATTTTCATGGACTTCATACTCAAAGTTAAGTTTGCAGGAGTCATCCTCCTGTTCTTCAAACTTAACCTTACCGTAAGAGTATATTATACCTCGAAATGGTCCAGAAGTCAACTTTATTGCGTCATGACCTGTCTTGCGATTCTCGACCAAGATAAAAGGTCTAGTTGCAAGATGGTCACTCATTATCAAATTCCAATGCTTCTAAAGCATCATCAAGATCATCGCGCATCATAACTTCGCCTTGACCAATTGAGTATTTTGCTTTCACAAAATCATAAAAAGATTTACTTGTAAGAACTGACATCCAAAAATCTTTTGAGTCAGTATCTTTAATACGGTATTTCTTTTCTTCAATAACACCTGTTTCTAGATCACACTTTGAATACCAGCCATTGGATGGCTTAACAACATGTCCTGATTCCAACGCAATATCAAGTAGACCTGACCACTTACTAAGACCACCATCAAAAGATACGCTAACAGGTATTTTAGATTTTTCTTTGACATAACGACTTTTCTCTACGTTGATAATAAAGTTATAACCAACAATTTCTGTGCCTTCTTTTTCTTGTTGACGTCCAAGAATGTATACGTTATCAGCAGAATACATTGCACCAGTACCACCACCAACAATCGCTTTAGGATATAGACCAATTTCCATGTAAGTATGATTAACAACAACCAAAGGAATATCCTTCAAGTTCAAGTGTGGGGTTACCATACGAAACAAAGACTTCATTTGTTTTGCTCGAGTCATATCTGCCGCAGACTTACCTTCTAGTGCATCTTCGACTTCTTTCTTAGAAGCCAAGTTACCGATTGAGTCAATAACAATAATCAAATGATCACCACGCTCTACGTTTTGTAGCTGTTGCATGATGTCAAACTTCAATTGTTCTACATCGGTAAGCGGAGTATGAACAACACGTGACGTGTCGATTCCGAAAGTATCAAAATACGACTGAGGAGTACCGAACTCAGAATCGTAAAAAAGTAAAGCAGCATCTTTGTATTTGTCCAAGTAAGATTTGGCCATCAATAAACTGAAAGCAGTTTTAAAGTGTTTCGATGGACCAGCCCACATAGTGATACCTGGAGTAAGTCCACCATCAAGGCGACCTGATAAAGCCACATTGATAATAGGAACAGAAGTAGGAATCATATCCTTCTTCGTAAAGAACTTTGATTCAGCTAGAATCGCAGAGTCTTTGATAGTGGAATTCTTTTTAATTTTGTCTAGGATGCTCATATTATACCTTTAGAAAATCTAACAATTGTTCTTCATTCATCATACCAACATGACGTTTGATTTCTTTACCATTATCATCAACAATGATCATAGTCGGAACAGATCTAACTCCATATTCAACAGAGTCCATTAATTCATTATCAATATTAACCTCTTCAATTGGCATGGTGATCTTATCACCTGCGCCTTCGATCACCATAGATAATCCCTTGCATGGCGCACACCAATCTGCATAAAACTTTTTAACTTTCATATCATCTCCTTATGGGTTGTTCTTTGAATGGGGCACATCAAATACAAATGTTACTCTGGTGCAGTCCCCAATATTTTCTGTTCCGTGTGGTAATTTATTATTGAACCAAAGTAAAGTTCCAGGTTCAACATCATAATATTCATCCCCTACAAAATATCTATATCTGCCTTGAATAGACAAATGATAACGATCTCGTGTAAGATAATAAGTTCCTTCATCAATGTGTAATCCTACACGACCTCCAACTGGAAGCGAAAGGAATCCACAACGACTAAACTTTTTGAAGTTTCTTTTCAAGAAACCAACAATCTCTGTGTGATGTTTTATTGCTGGTGTTGGGATACATATCTCACTATCTCCAACAAAATCTTCTATCTTCTCAACTCCACCCATAACAAGCTGAAGATTACCAACTGGAATGTCATCATACCCTCTATCAATTAAAGATTCTGCTCCATCAAGATTCTTTTGATTACCCCAATCTTGAGGATGTTCTTTCAACTGTCGTAATATCTTACTAACATTAATTCCAGTTTTAATGATTCTGATGTTATCCAAAGAAGTCCTCCAATGAACTTTGTTCAGATGTAGACCAACCTAGTGGCTCAATGACAATTTGAAGAGCATCAAGGAATACCTTTTCAAATTGTTTATCATAATCTATGTAGGATTCCAGTTCAAACTCTGGTGGTAATTCTTGACTGAACGCAATGACATCTTCTTGGAAAGGATTTGGTTTACGAACATATACAAACTTAATCTTATCACCATCACGAATTGGTTGATACTTCTTATCAAGTCCCATCTTCTTCGTATAGTGATTAAACAATAACGCACCACGAACGTGGATCGGAGTTCCTTTAGTATAGATTGGTGAACCAGCATACTGTTTCATTCCGTTCAAACCACGAGGGAATGCGATATCTTGAACAGGAAGTTTATCAAACTCCTTACGGAATTCCATTATATACGTCTGTAGGTCTGCTTGATTACCCTTAAGAATGACCTCAATCGAATCTCGCAATTTGTCACGAATAACCGCAGGAGTACTGGACTTGACCATCTCCAAACCCATAACTTTGATCTTAGGTTTCTCATACTGAACACCCTCCGAATTATGAACATTAAGAATGTATCTTTTCTTAGCAGTCCAGATACCTTTGTCAGCCAGAACCTCACGCTTCATCTGCATCTTCTGACTATACGCATTCATATAGTCAGCGAGTTCTTGATAACCTGTATCAATAAATGGTTGGAAGATACCTTCACAGATCTTATCCATAAACTTAATCTTCTGTTCATCAGTTTGACCAGCGCATGCTTGTTCAACTAATGTTTCAAGAGTAAGATAAATTGAGTCAGTATCAATCGCAACTACATAATCTTTGCCCTCAGTCTTGAGAGTTTTGTTCATGAATGCGTTTAATTTGTTAGCCATCCAACGAATAGACAACTGACCAGAAGTCGTAATACCTTCAGCCATACGGATATCGAAGTAACGGAAATACTGATTACCCATGGCACCATACGCTGAGTTCAAAGCAATCTTCATAGCCATCTGCAGATTGTTAAGACGAGATATCTCTTTCAATAATTGCTTTTGAGATTTGTCTTTCTCATATTCCTGTTGAATCTTCAGCATTTGTTTCTTAAACTTGCTTCGATCAACATACATCTTTTCCATCAACTCAGGCATGAACCCTTTGAATTCTTTTGTATAAGTCCAACCATTGGCAGTCAAAGCAAGATCTCGTTGCTTAACATATGTAGTGTCGATCTCTTGGTTCAAAAGTTTATCAACAGTTACATTTAACTTCTCAGAAGTCAAAGTCTCGGGACTAATATTATACTGCATAATCAAATGCGGATACAATGAGTTCAAGTCAAAGGAAGCCATCCATTTGTGAAGACCAATGAGTGGGTCTTTAACATAAGCACCCTCGAACTGAGCATCCTTGCCTGAATGAGTCTTTGCTGGAACAACAATACCCTTTTTGCGCAAGTGGTTATAGATAATTGTATCCCACATACGAACCTGCGAATACACATCTTCGAAATTAATCTTAGCATTATAAGCCATAGTAAGATGCAACTCAATCAAACGCATCTTATCTTCAAGTTTGTCAACCAATTCTACGTCATGAATGTTATAGTCAACGAATTGTTGCCAGTGGTTCGTATAAAAATCTTTGAATGACTCACCTGGATTCACTTTCTTCTTATCACCAAGTTCTTGTTCAGCGATATAGTCAAGACGATATGATTCCTGTTTAGAATATGTATATTTCTTATAGAGTTCAAGATAATCTAGCTGAGCAATACCAACGATATCGTAGTGAATCTCTTCATTACCTTTAATGAAAGTCTTGCGCTCATTGACATATCCCCATGGACTAATCTTGTTTGATTCACCATCACCAAGTTCACGCTCGATCCTACGAATGAGATATGGCATATCAAAGAAGTCAGTATTCCAACCAGTGATTACATCTGGATAACTCTTAACCCAAAACTCCATAAATTGACGCAGAAGTTCTTGTTCGGTTTTACAGTTAACATAGATTACATCTTCACGTGGGTTGACATAAGACTTACTACCGAAAGTAATAATTCGTTTGGTAGAAAGTTCTTTGACTGTGATGAGTAGAATCTCTTCATTCGCTGCGCGAATATCAGGGAATCCATTTTCTGTTGCGGTTTCAATATCAATTGTGAACACTTTAATCTGTTCCATATCCCAATTGATATCATGCGAATAGTTATCGCTGATGTATTGATATGCGTAGTTTGAGTTACCATAAACTTCAAATCCCTGAACACCCTCATATCGTTTAATGAAGTCACGTGTTTCTTTAATCGTTCCAGGATTCACTTCATCAACGAATGTTCCCTCCAGTGTCTTCCACTTGGAGGGTTTCTTTGAAGTTACATAGAGAGTTGGGCTGAAATCAAGTTTGCGTTGATATCTTTTACCATTCTCAACACCACGAATGAAGATTCGATCCCCAATCGGATGTACTGATGTATAAAATTCCATTACTTGGTTTTCTCAGCTAGTTCTTTATATCCATTATATGTTGGATGAATTCCATCTGGTGACATTTGTTTAGGTCTATCAATAACAATGTCATGAAATTCGTTTGCTATTTCCAACACTGCTTGTCGTTCTTGTGGTTTTCTTGTAGGTGATGGAAGAATCCAATAAACCTTACCACTAATCTTCTTACGTATTTCTAATAGATTACTAGAAGTTTTCTTATCCCAATCGTTTGACCCAAGAGAAATAATTGTATTATTAGAAGAAGGTATTGTTGCTAGATGTTTGCGTTTCCAATCTGTTGAGTTAATACCGCTCTTAGAAATAGAAGTGCACTCATGTCGAATCTGTGAAACCCCAACCGAAATTGAGTCACCAATAATTAAGCAATCAAGCATTTTGTTTCCCATATAGTAACATCATTGCATCAAGAGCACAGTCATGAACAGGGTGGTGTTTAATGACATTCGCTCGCTCAAATAAGGGATGGGTCACATCACAATACCCATTCGTGCCACCACTCATTAAATCAATAGCAGTTCTCACATCCCTCCACATATTATACCCAGTAATCGTTTGCAAGTCAAGTTTTTTAGCAAGCGAATCAATTGCCATTTGATCAAGAGAACCTCTAGCCCACATGGTTTGACTATTTGCATTAACAAACTTGTTCATGTAGTTATGTAACTCTTTAAGAGCATCTTCTGCATAAAGGTCAGTTGAGTTTGGTTCAAATGAAACATTGCGAACATATTCATGTTGGTTTTGCCAC